AGATATCTGTTTCATTAACAGATTCTCTAAGGATCTCAGATATTTAACTTTCTGAGAGTCACTATAGTTTAATTGTCTAGTAAACAGTTTTATATCCCCTCTTACCGAGGCCATAATCTGATCTAAGCTAGAGTTATTTATAGGATTTCCTATAGATAATATTCCAACTAATAATTTAGATATATCTGAAGGGAAAATTCCCCGAGATAGTAATCTAGAATATTTTAACCATTGAGAACGAGTCGAGAGACTCCGTACTAATCTTAATGGACTATTGTCCACAAAGCCTTTCCGAAGATTTCTGCTTACTAATTCTGATAAGTTACTTAGATTAAATTTTGATCCAAAGTAATAAGAATTGGAGCATGAAGCTAACACTTCTTTAAGAGAAATGGGAGAGATATTAATCTCACCTATAACATCCTGAGAAGCAAACTGAAACATACCCTGAGTACTGACAAATGACTTAGCAAAACCTATAGTTATACCATAAGTTTTACACACTTGTGTATATTCATATGCTACATTTTTATGAGCAATTACTATATCATCACCTAGAACTAAATAATCTTTAAAGTCTTCTATACCTGCTCTTTGAGCAGATAAGAAAACTAAGAAATGATGCACTAATGCCAGAGACGCCCAGGAGGATAAACTCCCCATCGGTTGACCCCTAGTATATTGTACTTCTTTCAAAGAAAAATCATTTTTAGTGAGTTTTTCCTTAAATATATATGAACGTGAAGTTAAAGCAGTAGCCCAACTCTCTGCAACTGCAGGGGTTGTCCAACTACTTAACACTTTAATATATAACTGTATAGGAATCAGATCTGTAGCTGATTTTAGATCATAGGAAGCAAGGAAGGAATATTTCATTTTCATGAAAGATTCAACTTTACCTTCTTGATCAAAAGTAGCATCACAGGGATGATCTCTTAATACACGGAATATACTATCGTGTAATGGTTTCATAATGGCCTGGGTCCAATAATCAGATATGGCGAATACTCTCACCTTACCAGCAGCTTCGAATTTTAATGCTAGTTTACCCACTCTAAGAGCAGGTAATAGATCTAGAATTTGGTTCCAAGTTACTTTAGTTGAGGGAGAAGATATATACTCATCTGGAAAAGCCTTAACCGGCCCATCAACACTATAAAACGCATCTTTGAAGGATGAAACTTTAAGTAAGGAAGAGAAAGATATTTTCATATCTTCAATTTCTTTTTTAAAATCTTCAGCCACAGAGTGCATTAAATTATAGGTAGATCCAGCGAGAGATAATTTTTCTTTCAATACTTGTTGATGATAATCAACCGATGCATTGTAGTAATTCGTTAGGTTAGCCTTTTTCCCATAAACTATGGCAAGAGCATCCCAAATACTTCCTAAAAAGGAGATTGGAGAGTTTGGACCAGTAGGAATGGATAAAGGTAACCGATTCATATAAGATATTAGATCAGCTTTATGATGGTTAATATTAAATTCCTTCCAAAAAGAAGAAACTTTAGTATTAACTTCAGACCAATTAACATCATATAATATAAAGTTTTGGGAATCCCCGCTAGGATATAATTTATTCTCTTTAAGAGGTCCTAAGAACCGGGGTGACGAAATAGATGATAGATCTGGAGCTTTATATTGCCC